ATCCCCTAAGATCTCAGATATTTTACGCTGGGCCAGCATTAGTGCTGATTCAACGCAAGGGCGAAGTGAAACACGCCCTTGTCTGCGATCTCGGAGGAGTTCATTCGTTTGGAAACAAAGCTTCTCGGCATTTATGAAGGTGATACAGGCAGCCTCTTTCCGGTCGATACCAACATCTATGTCAGACCTTTTGCTATAGAAAGCAGAAATCTGACGAATGTTTGTAGCATCTCCGGAGGAGAGTCTTCCATAATCACATACATAATTACACAGACCAAGTAAATCATCATTTTCCAAAAGGCGAATGATAGCTTCCCGATCTGTGCTCGAGTTAATCCTCGAGGCATGAACCGTTGCAATACTCTTAAGGATACCATTAGTCTCTCCTGTAGAGCTCTTTTGATCCCAACGCGTAAAACGCATAAAAACACTCCTTAATTAGGAAGTGAAGGGAAACTCTCCGCTTAAGGCGGAGAGGACTGGAAAACCGCAGACGACTTATTAGGTCGGAGCGGTCAACAAGTCAAAGAGCTCAGGGAGCGGACCAGTGGTAGCTGGCGTTACGGATGTAGCAACTGAACCCGCGATATTAATACCCAGTTGTCGCGATAAGCGACGACCGGTAATATCAGACCGCTCATGGAACCAGCCGGTGAAGACCGTCTGATTTTCATAAGCAACCTTGGGTGCAGCAGTATATCCCGCCGAGTTCTGTCCGGAGATACTCTCCATGACAGGCACGACTACGCGCTGCTCAACTTTATAGACACCACTTTTCAGTCGCTCAAGCGTCATAGACGCCCGAACCTGAGCATACGCGGGAACTCCAACGGAGTTCTCGCGCCACTCAGCTTTCACGACTGTCTTGTCACGGGAGACCGCGACAGGAGTAAGAGTGTGACTAACAGGTGTTGCAGCACCGTCAAAGACGGTAATTGTGCTAATACTTGACATATAAGCCGTTTCATTAAAGTTTCAAGGGGAAATGAACCCCAAAGGCAGGATTGCCAGGTTTGCCGATATGGCGCCTACGTTAAATTAACGTAGAAAGTTAGTGAGTAATGCAACTGCGTTAGCGCAGTGCTTCCACGATGCGACTTTCTCTAAAGGTTTTGGAGAAGGCAACGGGACTGCGAGCGAGTTAGAAACAGTTCTGGTAAACGATATGCCGCTATCGAAAATAGCTGAACTAGGGTACTGAGCGTCGCCGCCAGCACCCCAATACGAGTTATTTCGAACACCGCGTATCGCCCATTTCTGCTTCGTACTCGTGACAAAAGTCCCAGTCAAAGACTGGGCCAGACCACGAGCCGACAAGTAGGAGCCGATTGGAATAAACCAGTCAGCTACGAACGAGTACGGCAACAGTTCCCAAGCAACACTTAACGGATCTAAAAGACCAGATAATTGAACCGGATCGACCTCAGAAACAAAGGCGATAATACCCTTACGGGTATAACACTCATGTAAAAGAGGATCAAAAGCCGGGTTGTTACAGGAAACTGTACCTTGTCTGGACCTAGAAACGGAAGACCGAACGATCGCCGGGCATGACAGGCGCTGAGCAAGAAACTCAGCACCATCGTGCACGTCAGAAAGCAGGGGCAACCAACCATACTGAAGCTCCAACCAGTTGTTCGAAGTCACTTTATTGAACTTTCCCTCGCGAGAGGTTCCGTTCAACAAGTAATTACGAGCAGCTACGAAATTCCCGTGCCGTGAGGCAACGAGAGCTTTTCGCAGTTTGATTGCAGTATCGCCTATCATCGTTAAGGCCTCATGGCCTTCACCTAGAAAGACTCCGGCGTTGAAACCAGAGCCCGCTACGTTTTCTCTTAACTTAGACAAAAGTTCTAGGTCATCGTTAGATGACCAGCCTTGCGTCGGGGAAAAGAAAATATCCGAGCCGTAACGCATCGGAGTGTAGTCTTGATATTGATTATTCCGATTAAGGAACCAATCAAGATCTCTTCTAACGATAATAGACGTGTATGGATGCGGAATAACATTCTTCGGTAAGCGTTTAGATGGAGCCTTAAAGAATCTCTTCTTATAGGTAATCCATTTATACTCAGGACCGACTCGCACATAGGCAGTCACAAATTCAGGCTTGTGTTTTGGAGCCATTACAGGCGTACGGGGAGGTGAATCAACACCGCTCCATACGCGACTATAATAGTGTCCAACATCAGCAAGACCCGAAGCCGTGGCTTCCTGGACGAGATAGTTTTCCACAGAATTTCCAGTTGTCATACATTACCCTTCGCGGTATTTACTTACGTAAAGCCCGCAAGGCGCGGACGCCTCAGAGAGATTGACCTACCACCTAAGTGCCTCACGGCATAAGGTAACCCTAGAAATAGG